GCCTCTAAAATCTGTGTTCCAAGTGCAATGCAAAGATTATGCAAATCAGCTGGTCCTTTTCCCTTTAATGTTTCAATAGCTTCAACAACCTCCAACGCATTTCCAATATTATGTCCTAATGGCTGATTCATATCAGATATAACCGCAATCGTTTGCTTATTTGATGCTTTTCCTATCTTTACCATCTCATGTGCAAGTTGTAATGCATCATGTTCGTTTTTCATGAAAGCTCCACTTCCAGACTTAACATCAAGTACAATTATATCTGCACCAGCTGCAAGTTTTTTACTCATAATACTGCTTGCAATAAGTGAAACATTTTCTACAGTTGCCGTAACGTCCCTCAATGCATAAATTTTCTTATCAGCAGGAGCAAGACTTAGCGTCGGTCCATTGACTGCAATACCGATATGTTTTATATTTTCTATAAATTGTTCATTAGTCAATGATGTATTAAAGCCCGGAAAAGATTCCAGTTTATCAATTGTACCGCCTGTGTTGCCCAATCCTCTTCCGCTCATCTTCGCCATATTAATGCCAAGTGATGCTATCATTGGTGCCAACACAAGTGTAGTTTTATCTCCCACACCACCGGTACTGTGTTTATCAGCTTTAACTCCCGGTATACAGGATAAATCTAGTTTCTCACCGCTATCTGTCATTGCCTTAGTCAATGCAAAAGTTTCTTCATCTGAAAGGCCTTTAAAATAAACGGCCATAAGAAATGCTGACATCTGGTAATCCGGAATACTCCCCTGTGTATATCCTTTAACAATGTAATTAATCTCAGATTCAGTAAGACATCCACCCTCTCTCTTCTTTAAAATCAAATCATACATTCTCATATAAATCACCTGCCACTTTATTTAAATATTCACATTTATTATCTTATTTATAATTTTACTCTTTTTATAGAATATACGCAAGCGTTTTATCAATATTTTATATTGTATAATGTGAAATATTTCACATTTTAAATCACTATCACCTTTCGGACTATAAATTTCAATATATAACAGCTTATCTGAATCAGACAAATAAAAAAAACCTATGGAATAACCACAGGTTTAATAACAATATTATCAAAGGATTGCTCCCTCAAAACTGCACATTAAATATATCTTTTTTCATCCGATTACCTTTAAAGATAACTCTCGTTCTATCTCGTTGCGTTTCATTACAAACCTAACCTCTTCGGTTA